ATCTTGGCTGACAATCTTTTTGAGCCATTAAGAAAATGGGTAGGCGGCCCAATAAAAATAAATTCTTTTTACCGGTCTGAAAATTTGAATCAAGCTATTGGCGGAAGTTCACGAAGCCAGCATTGCCAGGGTCGTGCGATTGACCTAGATGATACCTTCGGACATAAAACAAATGCAGAGATGTTTGAGCATATTAAAAATAACCTATCTTATGATCAAATAATATGGGAGTTTGGTGATGACACTAATCCTGATTGGGTACATGTTAGCTACGTCTCAGACAGTGAGAATAGAGGACGCGCACTAAGAGCGGTAAAAGAAAACGGTAAAACAACGTATCAAGTAATATGAGTAAGCCAAAGAAGAAATTTGGTCAAACTACGGTAGGGAAGCTGCTCAAAGCTTCTATAGGACTAATTAATCCCACTCTTGGAAGTATTATACAAGGCGACATGTCTGTTGATCAGGTTGTAACCTCAATTAAAAACTCAGACGCACCAGCAGCAGATAAAGTTAGAGCTCAAGAAATGGTCTTAGATGCATATCAAGCAGAGGTAGAGGATAGAGCTTCTGCAAGACAGAGAGAGATTGCAGCCTTGAATGCAGGGTCAAATGATGTTCTTTTTAAAACTGTAGGGTGGGGTATCACCCTTTGTTTTATTGGTGTAATTGCGGGAGCGATAGGGTTGTGGCAAATACCTGAAGAGTCTCAGAGATTATTCGACATGGGATTCGGAGCAGTGGTAGCAGCCTTTACTCAAGTAATAGGATACTACTTTGGATCCTCCGCTGGGAGCAAACAAAAAACTAATTTAATGAACGGCAATGGCGAAAACAATTAATCTAGCAACTTACCAAACTAAATCAAAAGTTAGAAGACCAGGGGTACACTCAAAAACAAAGAGCTCTGTTTTAAAATCTTCTAAGAACTACCGCAAAGCTTACCGAGGACAAGGGCGTTAAAATATTTGTATCTTTATATTCAAATTAAATCAAATCTAATGGATATAAGGAAAATCTCCGTAGGTCCAGATTATAAATCTGGAGCGATGCACTACATAGTAGGTCAAGAGATTCTTAATGGCAAATACTTTATTCACCTAATTCAGCAAGACTCCAATAGACAATCTATAAAGATATGGATTCAACGCAAAGATGAAATATTATTATGGAAAGAGTTTAGCTCGGATATGCCTGTAGCTATTGAATATAATATTAATTTCTAATGAAGTCACCTTTTTATTTTATTGTAAAACCTTTAGATGGAAAAAGGTATAATAACACTAAAGACATTGAAGGTGTGAATGTTATAACAAGTTCATCGGAAGAAGACTATAAATTTTCAAATAGAAAGGGTATAGTTCATCAAGTACCTCTTCATTATAATGGTCCTATAAAAATAGGAGATACTTTGCTTGTTCATCATAATGTATTTAAATACTATAATGATATGAGGGGTAGGCAACAAAGTGGTAAAAGTTACTTTAAAGATGATTTGTTTTTTATAGATAATGATCAGTTTTATATGTATAATCATAATGATAAGTGGTATAGTCACGATAGATATTGTTTCGTAAAGCCTGTAAAAAAACAAGAGTCTTATATTTATAAGCGTGGGAAAGAAGAGCCGTTGTTGGCTGAAATGGTTTATCCTAATAATTATTTGCTATCGCAAGGAGTGAATCAAGGAAGTAAAATAATATTTAAACCCGAAAGTGAATATGAGTTTGAAGTAGATGGAGAAAAATTATATCGAATGTTTGATCATCAAATAACTATAATGGTATGAGTTCGGAAATATTAAAAGTACAGATTATAGAAGCAGGAAGAAAAGCTGTCGAACAGCTTATTAAGGTGGCTAAAGAAAATATTATTAAACCGGATCCGGAAGATGAGCTTGCTGCCGATAGGCTTAAGAATGCAGCCGCTACTAAAAAGTTAGCTATTTTTGATGCATTTGAAATACTTAATAAGATAGATGCTGAACAAGAAAATATAAATATGTCAGCAAACAAAAGTAAAATAGATACAAAACAAGGTTTTGCAGAACGAAGATCAAAATAAAATATTTAGCAGTGTGCCTAACTATATTCCTTCAGGAATAGTTAAACGCAAGAATAGGTCCAAGACGTGGATATATGGCTATAATGAGAAGTATGATGTTGTAGTTATATCTAAATCTGGAAAAATCGGTGAGGTAGTGGAGATAAGCGGTTTGCATATAGCCTTACCATTGATAGAGGGAAGTGTTTATAAAAGATCAGAAACTAAAAGTAATCAGTATTGGGATCGAATGCAGTTACCTAGAGAGCTTTCTAGAATATCTTCTATATTCCAATGGAATGAAATGCCCGCGCCTTTTAAAGATAAATGGGTTGATTATATAGAAAGTGAATTTGACCGTAGAGATTTAGGGTATAGTTTTTATAACAATGGTAGCCCTACTTACATTACTGGAGCTCATTATATGTACTTGCAGTGGACTACAATCGATGTTGGTTATCCCGACTTTAGAGAAGCTAATAGAATATTTTTTATTTATTGGGAGGCATGTAAGGCTGACAAGAGGTGTTTTGGTTTAGATTATCTTAAAATCAGACGATCTGGATTTTCTTTTATGGGTTCTTCAGAGTGTGTAAACACAGGAACACTAGCAAAAGACTCAAGAGTAGGCATACTGTCTAAGACAGGTTCAGATGCAAAAAAAATGTTTACTGACAAAGTTGTTCCTATAGCTAATAGACTCCCTTTCTTTTTTAAACCTATTCAGGATGGCATGGATAAGCCAAAGACAGAGCTTGCTTTTAGAATACCAGCCTCAAAGATTACAAAAAAAAATATGTATGATGTTGCTGATGATGAGCTATACGGTTTAGACACCACTATTGACTGGAAGAATACAGACGAAAACTCTTATGATGGTGAAAAGCTCTTACTTTTAGTGCATGATGAATCAGGAAAATGGCTTAAACCAAATAACATTTTAAATAACTGGAGGGTTACGAAGACTTGTTTGAGGTTAGGAAGTAAGATTATTGGCAAGTGTATGATGGGATCTACTTCTAATGCTTTAGGAAAAGGTGGGGCTAACTTTAAAAAACTGTTTGAAGATTCAGATATTAATACTAGAAACTCTAATGGTCAAACTAAAAGTGGTATGTATTCTTTATTTATTCCAATGGAGTGGAACATGGAAGGATTTATAGATAGACATGGTATGCCTGTATTTTATAAACCTAAAGAACCAGTAATTGGAGTGGATGGAGAAATGATTACTAATGGCGCTATAGATTATTGGCAAGCTGAAGTGGATTCTTTGAAGAAAGATCCCGATGCTTTAAATGAGTATTATAGACAATTTCCTCGCAGTGTGTCCCATGCCTTTAGAGATGAAAGTAAATCTTCTCTTTTTAACCTTACAAAAATATACCAACAGATTGATTACAATGACTCTTTGATTATGCCTCAGCATGTTACAACGGGCAAGTTTTATTGGAAAGACGGGGTTAAAGATACAGAGGTTATATTTACTCCTGATCCAAATGGAAGATTCAAAGTGTCATGGACTCCCAATAAGTCGTTGACAAATAGAAAACAAACCAAAAACGGCAGTTATCATCCTATAAATGAACATATTGGAGCTTTTGGATGTGACTCTTATGATATATCAGGAACTGTGGATGGTCGAGGCTCAAATGGGGCGTTGCATGGATTAACCAAGTTCAGCATGGAGCAAGCTCCGAGTAATGAATTTTTCTTAGAGTACGTGGCTAGGCCTCAGACGGCAGAGATATTTTTTGAGGAAGTTCTTATGGCTTGTGTATTTTATAGTATGCCTATACTTGTAGAAAATAATAAACCAAGGTTGTTGTATCATTTTAAAAACAGAGGCTATAGAGGTTATTGTATGAATAGACCTGATCGTCATTTTAACAAACTATCAAAAACTGAAAGAGAACTTGGAGGTATACCAAATACTTCAGAAGATGTGAAACAATCTCACGCAGCTGCAATTGAGTCTTATATAGAAAAACATATAGGATTAGACACAGAAGGAACGTATAGAGATTCTAATGATATGGGCACTATGTATTTTATGCGTACATTAGAAGAGTGGTCAAGGTTTGACATAAACAATAGAACGCAGTTTGATGCTAGTATTAGTTCGGGGTTAGCCATAATGGCCAATCAAAAGAACCTATATTTACCCGAGCAAAAACAAACCAAAATAAATCTTAACTTTGCAAGATATGGTAATAGTGGAATTTATAGCGAATTAATAAAATAGATGAAGGAAGTTAATATTAATATTTCATCTGTAGGTTTTCCCAGTCAGTTTGTATCAGACGCAGAAAAAGCCACCGACCAGTTCGGATTACAGATAGGTCAAGCGATACAATACGAATGGTTTAGAAAAGATTCAAATGGCTGTAGATACTATAGTCAGTGGAGGGATTTTAATAGATTAAGACTCTACGCTAGAGGCGAGCAGTCTATTGCTAAATATAAAAATGAATTAGCCGTTGACGGTGACCTATCATATTTAAACCTTGATTGGACACCAGTTCCAATACTTCCCAAGTTTGTTGATATTGTGGTTAACGGCATGCAAGACCGATTATTTAAAGTAAAGGCTTATGCTCAAGACGCTCTTTCTCAGTCTAAGAGAAGCAAGTATCAAGACATGGTTGAAGGGCAAATGGCCGCTAAGCCAGTGCTTACAACAATTAAAGAAGAGACTGGATTTGATCCGTTTATTATGGATCCCGATGAGCTCCCTGCATCAGACGAAGAGCTATCGTTGTACATGAACCTTAACTATAAGCCCGCTATAGAAATAGCAGAAGAGGAGGCTATAGATACTATGTTTGCAGAAAATCATTATGAAGATGTTCGTAAAAGAATTGATTATGATCAGATGGTAGTAGGTGTTGGTATGGCTAAACACGAGTTTCTTCCAGGATCTGGGGTGAAAGTTTCTTATGTGGACCCTGCTAATGTAGTATATAGCTACACTGAGGACCCATATTTTAAAGATTGTTTTTACTGGGGAGAGATAAAAACAGTAGGTATAAGTGAGTTAATAAAAATAGACCCAACTCTGACAAGGGAGGATTTAGAAAAAATCTCTCAATATAGTCAAAGTTGGTATGACTATTTTAATACAGCTCAGTATTACGAAAACGATATATTTTATAGAGACACTTGTACTCTTATGTATTTCAATTATAAGACCACTAAAAAGATGGTCTATAAGAAAAAAATTAATGAGACTGGATCTTCTCGAATGATTGAAAAGGATGATACTTTCAATCCACCAGAGGAAATGTTAGAAGAAGGAAACTTTGAAAAGATTGAAAAAACTATTGATGTATGGTATGATGGTGTAATGGTTATGGGCACTAATATAATTCTCAAGTGGGAGCTTGCAAAGAATATGGTCAGACCTAAGTCATCATCACAACACGCTTTACCAAACTATGTTGCCGTCGCACCACGAATGTATAAAGGTGTTATTGAGTCTTTAGTAAGACGAATGATTCCTTTTGCTGATTTAATACAGATGACTCACTTAAAACTACAGCAAGTTATAGCTAGAGTAGCTCCAGCTGGGGTTTATATTGATGCGGATGGATTAAATTAAGTAGATTTAGGAACAGGAGCAGCATACAATCCAGAAGATGCGCTGCGTTTATACTTTCAAACAGGTAGTGTGGTTGGTAGAAGTTATACTCAAGAAGGCGAATACAATCAAGGAAGAGTTCCTATTCAACAATTAACTAGTAATTCAGGGGCTTCAAAAACTCAAATGCTTATAGCTAATTATAACCATTATCTAGACATGATTAGATCTGTAACGGGTCTTAACGAAGCTAGAGATGGGTCAACTCCGAATCCAGACGCGTTAGTAGGAGTTCAAAAACTAGCAGCATTAAATTCAAACACAGCTACCCGACATATATTAGACGGAAGTCTTTACATATATCGTACGTTAGCTGAAGCGTTAACGTATAGGGTGGCTGATATATTAGAGTTTGCTGATTTTAAAGATGATTTTATAAATAAGATTGGTAAATATAATGTAAGTATTCTGGGAGAAATAAGTGAATTGTATATTTATGACTTTGGTGTGTTTATAGAACTTTCTCCAGATGAAGAGCAAAAAGCTATGTTAGAGCAGAATATACAAATGGCTTTATCTAAACAAGATATTAATCTTGAAGATGCTATTGATATTCGTGAAATTAAAAACTTAAAACTAGCAAACCAACTACTAAAGGTTAAACGTAAGTCTAAGCAAGAAGCTGACGAAAAGAGAGAAATGCAGAAACAAGCTATGATTTCACAACAACAGCTTAAAGCTCAAGAAATGGCAGCTCAGGTAGCCGTTCAAAAAATTGAATTAGAAGCTCAAGCTGAAATGAAAGTGAAGCAAGCTGAAATAGCTTTTGAAATAGAAAAACAAAACAATGAGGCTAATCTTAAGTCTCAACTTATGAAACAAGAATTTGCTTATAATCAGCAACTTAGGAATGTTTCTGAGAATGCTCTAGCCTTCAGAGAGGGCGCTAGAGAAGAGGCTAAAAAAGAAAGGATTAGCCAACAAAATACAGAACAGTCTCAGTTAATAAATCAAAGAAAAAACAATTTACCTCCAAAAAACTTTGAGTCAAATGAAGACTCTTTGGATGGTTTTGACCTTGCAGAGTTCGATCCTAGGTAGCCAAAAACGTATTTGTTTTTTTATTAATTTTGTTTAATAAATCAAATCTAATCTAATGGAATACAAAGTACGAGAAGTCACAGACGTGGTTGAAAAGTCTAAACAAGAAATTGAACAAGAACTTTTAGACAAACATGAAGCTCAGCAAAAGCTAGAGTTTGATGAAAAAACAGAAGAAAAACAGGTAGTTAAAGAAGCGTCTTCTGAGCCTGAACAAAAATCAGAAGAACCTGCAAGTGAAAATAAAAGCGAGGATCCTGTTGAGGAGCAATCAGAAACAATTGAGCGTGCAGAGTTAAAAGAAACAGACGTTCTTTCATTTATTGAAAAAAGATACGGTAAGCAGATTGGTTCATTAGAAGAATTAACAGCCGAAAGAGAAGAGGCCGATCCTCTTCCAGAAGATGTAGCTGCTTACTTTAAGTATAAAAAAGAAACAGGACGAAGTTTAGAAGATTATGTTAAATTACAACAAGATTTTTCTAACATGAATCCTGACTCTTTGTTACGAGAGTATTTAACTATTACTGAAGAAGGCTTAGATGCAGACGACATAAACTCCTTAATGGAAGATTATGATTATGATGAAGAAATAGACGAACCATCAGTAGTAAAAAAACTTAAACTAACAAAGAAAAAAGATGTTGCAAAAGCCAAAAAATTCTTTCGGGAACAGCAGGAAATATACAAACAGCCTCTTGAGTCAAGAGAAAGTTCAGCCCCGCAGCCTAAAGAATATGAGGCTTATAAGCAATATATGAGTGAAGCTAAAACGCAACAAGAAGAAAGCAATCGTAAATCTCAGTGGTTTGCGAAGAAAAGCGACGAGTTGTTTAATACCGAATTTAAAGGTTTTAAGTTCAAGGTAGACGATTCCGAAGTAGTGTTTTCTCCTGGTAGCTCATCTGATCTAAGAAAAGCTCAAGATACTCCAATGAATTTTGTAAATAAATTTTTGGATGACTCGGGAATGCTTAGAGATGCAGAGGGATACCACCGCTCTTTAGCTATAGCCATGAATCCTGAAAAGTTTGCTCAGTTCTTTTATGACCAGGGCAAATCAAATGCGACTGAAGATGTTATGCGTAAGACTAAAAATATAAATATGTCTGAACGCACAGCACCAGAGGTTTCAACAAAAGGAGGAATGCGAGTTAAATCAATGTCTCAACCTTCGGGTAGAGGATTGAAAATTAAAAGTATAAAACGAAGTTAAATTAAAATTTAAAATTATATATTATGGCTGGACAAGTTAAAACGACTCCGACTTTTGCGCTAACACCGAGTTCAGAAAGAACTCCTACAGCTCAAAACTATTTAACCAATGCTGATTTTGATTGGTTAAATCAATATTTGCCTGATACGTACGAAAAAGAATTCGAGCGTTATGGTAACAGAACAATCTCTTCATTCCTACGTATGGTAGGTGCTGAGATGCCTACTAACTCTGACCTTATTAAATGGGCTGAGCAAGGTAGATTACATACAAAATACACTAATGTTGGGTCCGCAGGAGCAGGCGCAGCAGACCAAGTGGTATTTCAAGTTAATGATGTACTAGACCCAACAGCTGCAGAACAAGTTATCAGAGTAGGACAAACGATAATGATTGTCCAAAATGATGGCTCTGGTTCTAACAAAGCAGTGGTAAGTGCAGTAAACAATGCTGGTGGTGGTAGAGGACAATTCACAGCTGACTTCTATGAAGCAGGTGGATTAGTGACTGCAGGAACTGGTGTTGGAAATGCTGATGTAACAGTGTTTATTTACGGATCAGAATTTAAGAAAGGTACTGCAGGAATGCAAGGATCTCTTGAATCAAATGACTTTATCTTTGACAACAAGCCTATCATCATTAAAGATACTTACAATGTATCTGGATCTGATATGGCTCAGATTGGATGGATTGAAGTAACTGATGAAGATGGAGTATCGGGATACCTTTGGTATTTAAAATCTGAAAGTGAAACTAGACTTAGATTTGATGATTATCTAGAAACAGCAATGATTGAAGCTGTACCTGCTGAGCAAAACTCAGGTGCTGCAGCAATCTTAGGTAGCTCAGGAGCAGCCGCTGATCCAGGAGCTGGATCTGATGGTGTATTTTATAGTGTTACAACTAGAGGAAACATCTACGACGGTGGAAACCCTACTACACTAGCTGATTTTGATAACGTAATTAGTCGTCTAGATAAGCAGGGAGCAATTGAAGAAAACGTATTATTCGTTGATCGTCAGTTTGCTTTTGATATTGATGATATGCTAGCTGCTCAAAACTCTTACGGAGCTGGTGGTACTTCATATGGTCTATTTGACAATGACGAAGAAATGGCGTTAAATTTAGGATTCTCAGGATTCCGTAGAGGTTATGACTTCTATAAGACTGACTGGAAATACTTAAATGACCCAACTATGAGAGGTGGACTTCCAACAGGAGCAGGTTCAGGACGTATTAACGGACTGCTTGTACCCGCTGGATCAACTAGTGTTTATGACCAAATTCTTGGTAAAAATGCTAAGAGACCTTTCTTACATGTTAGATATAGAGCTTCAGAAACTGAAGACAGACGTTACAAGACTTGGATTACTGGTTCTGCTGGTGGTGCAAGAACAAGTGATGTGGATAACATGCAAGTTAACTTCTTGTCTGAAAGAGCTGTATGTACTTTAGGTGCTAACAACTTCTTTATCTTTCAAGAGTAGATAATAAGTGTTTTTTCTGGGGAGTCTTCGGGCTCCCCTTTTTTTATAAAATTTAAATCTAATCAAATGAAAACTACTACAAAATACGTAGACAAAGTCTACAAACTTACGCGTGAAACAGCGCCATTATCCTTAACCTTAGCGTCAAGAAATACTAAAAGATTTCCTCTTTTATGGTTTGATGAAAAAACAGGAACTAATAAATCCTTAAGATATGCAAGAAATCAAAACTCACCTTTTGAAGAAGAGCAAGATGACAATGCTATATTAGAGCCTATTGTTTTTCTAGATGGGTTTTTGACTGTTCCTAAAAACAATCAAGTATTACAAAAATTTTTAGAATATCATCCCGGTAAGGGGAGGGTATATGTCGAGGTTGATAAAGCAAAAGAAGCCTCTGATGTTGTGGAAACTTTAAATTTAGAAGTCGATGCATTAATAGAAGCGCGACAGCTTAGCGTTGAGCAAGCAGAAAACGTAGGGCGTGTTATATTTAATCAAGATATTTCAAGAATGACGACAGCTGAACTTAGGAGAGACATACTGGTGTTTGCTAAAACTCAGCCTAGAGATTTCATGATGTTATTGCAAGATCCTGCTTTAAAAATGAATGCTACTATACAAGGGTTTTTTGATAAAAATATTTTACAATTACGTAATCAGAAAAAAGAAGTATGGTTTAACACTCCTTCAAACAAAAAGAAAATGTTAAACGTACCTTACGGAGAAGATCCTATATATATGGTATCTTCATTTTTTGAGTCTGATGATGGTATAGAAGTATTAAAGCACTTATCAGGATTAGCGAAGAATATGTAAATAGTGCGTTTTAATTTTCTGTATCTTTGTTTTTTGTTTAACCCATAAATTTTTTAACATGGCAAAATATATTACAATTAATTCTTCTGATGACGCAGGGAATGCGCACATAGATATCGACAAAATTTTATTTGCTGAGACTAACTCGTCAACGGCGGCTAAAATTTATTTAATGGACGGAACTAAACACATAGCAATTACAGGAACAGGCTTAACTTCAGGGTTTGGAGCAAACGTAAATGCAGCTTTAGTTACTGCAGCTCAAACAAGTTGGACAAACGCAGCTGTACCTGTAGACTTAACAGGAATGACTGTTACAGCAATAGCTATAGCTTAATCTTTTTTTTATTTTTTAATATTTAGAGAAGGGGTCATGAAAAATTGACCTCTTTTTTTTTTACTTATCTTTGTGTAAAAGAATAACAATGATAAATTCTGTACGAAATACAGTTTTAGCTATCCTTAATAAAAATAATTACGGTTATATATCACCGCAAGATTTTAATTTATTTGCTAAACAAGCACAGCTAGATATATTTGATGATTATTTTTATCAGTACAATCAATTAATAAATCAAGAAAATGCTAGACTCGTCGGTAGTGGATATGCCGATATACGTAAAGGTTACGAAGAAGTAATTGATTTATTTTCAGAAACTAAAACCCTAACACAAAATTTACTAAATCAATATTTTTTACCATCTCAAAGCACAACGGGAGATGATTATTATCTGATTAATAAAGTGCTTTGTTCAAGCGGTGGGGTATATCAAGGTGAAGCCGAGAAAGTATCAAACAGCAATATAACATTATTAAACGCCTCTAATCTTACGTCTCCTAGCATACCTTATCCTGCTTATACTTTGCAAGGATCGTTTATAACTATATTTCCAGCTCAATATAATGGAGCTACTGATATTCAAGCGCAATACATACGCTATCCTAAAGATCCTAATTGGACTTATTTAAGCGTAGCTAATGGAGAGCCAGCATTTAATCAAAGTAATGCTGACTTTCAAGACTTTGAGCTGTCTCCAGATGACGAAACCTCTCTAGTATTTAAAATACTTCAGTATGCAGGAATGTCTATTAGAGAGATACAAGAGGCTCAGTTTGGTGCTGAACAAGAACAAATGGAAGAACAAAAAGAAAACTAATGGCATATTTATCTCAATATCAATATTACGAAAACGCAGGTGCAGCGCCTACAAATGCTAATTGGGGGTCTTACCAGTACATTCCTTTAACAGATATAGTTAATAATTTTTTATTAATGTACTCAGGAAACCACTCTTTAGTTAATAATGAAGAGAGGTATAAGATTCTGTTTCATACTAAACGAGGCATACAAGAGCTAAACTATGATGCTTTTAAAGAAATAAAAGCTTTAGAGCTTAAGGTATTTGATGATCTTAAATTTATCTTACCCTCTGATTATGTGAATTGGGTGCGTATATCATTGTATCAAGACGGTTATCTTAGACCGCTTACTGAAAACATACAAGTAAACTCAGCTGCATCATATCTTCAAAGTGCAACAGGGTCGTTAAGTTTTAATGCAGATGGTACGGTTCAAACAACTGCTTCTACACTAGATACACAAAGAGTGGATGGGTCACAGCAAAGTATTTATTTAAATCAAAACAATTCTAATGATGCTTCTGATGTAGCTTCAGAAAATCCCGATGCTTGGAAAGACTACAATATTGGCGCTAGATATGGTTTAAATACTGAGACCGCGAACTTTAATCCTACTTTTAGAATAGATAAAAAAGCTGGGGTTATAAATTTTGATTCTACTATGGCCAACAAACAGTGTGTTTTGGAGTATATCTCTGACGGAATGGAGGGTGGTAATGATTCTCTAGTAAGTGTAAATAAACTATTTGAAGATTATTTATATGCTTATATTAAATATGAAATATTAAACAACAAATTTGGAGTACAAGAATATATAATAAATAGAGCGAGAAAAGATAAAAGTTCTTTATTGAGAAACGCAAAAATCAGAATAAGTAATATTCATCCTGGAAGATTGTTAATGAATCTAAGAGGCGAGAATAAGTGGATTAAATAAAATGGCAAACATTCAAAGAAACTTTATCGCAGGGAGAATGAATAAAGCTCTCGACGAAAGACTTGTACCAAACGGGGAATACATAGACGCGTTAAATGTTAGACTAGGGTCCACTGAAGATTCAGAGATAGGATCTGTTGAAAATTCAAAAGGAAATACCAAAATGACTAGTCTGCAGTATGAGCAGACTGCAAGTACTACAGGAGCAGTTCTTTTAAGTTCAGAGGCTAGATGTATAGGTGCTTATGAAGATGGACAAAACAATCGTATATATTGGTTTGTTCACGACCCTGCATTTACTTTAGGGGAGACAGGAAAGATTGACATGGTGATCTCTTTTAATCCTACTACTCAAAGTCTTACTTATCACATAATAAGTATTGATGATGGGTTTGGTGCTAATACTACTTTGAATTTTAAT